CCAGCAGGTGCAGTAGTTGGGCTTTACCTTACAACTGATGCAACACGTGGCGTATTTAAGGCTCCAGCAGGTATTGGAACTCAGGTTCTAGGTGCTGTAGCAATGGACCGCACATTTTCTTCAACTGAACTTGACTCTATGAACGCATCTACTTCTCCAATTAATCCGATTCGTCAGATTCCTGGTGCAGGACTTTCAGTAATGGGAGCACGTACCCTCAAGCAAGATGGAACAGCAAACAAGTATGTAAACATGCGTCGTTCGCTAATCTACATCCGAAAGAACCTAAAGAATCTCACAGAGTTTGCAATCTTTGAAAACAATGATGAGCGTCTCTGGGCACAGGTTCGTACATCGCTAACAGCATTCCTCTCTGAGTATCGTAACCAGGGTGGACTTCGTGGAGCAACCAACGCACAAGCATTCTTTATCAAGTGCGATGGAGAAAACAACACCACGACATCGATTGCAAATGGAGAAGTAAACATTCAGGTCGGTGTTGCTCTCCAGTATCCAGCAGAGTTCGTTGTCATTGACCTAAGTCAAAAGACAGCAAACTAACCCGAAGGAGAAACCTCTAAATGCCAACAATTATCAATAATCGGTCGACGCTTATCACTGACCCGTTACGTAACTTTAGGTTCTTGGTAACCTTTATCCCACAGGACAACAACAACACAACTCTCAATGGGTTGAAGTCAGCAACCTTTGGATTTACGTCGGTATCAGGTATGTCGGTGACGACAGACTCTATCCCTTATCGTGAAGGTGGTTACAACACCACAGTCCACCAGATTCCTGGTCAGACAACTTTCACACCAATCACTCTGCAACGTGGTGTCCTTCTTGGCTCTAAGCAGAACTGGGATTGGATGCGTAATCTCTTCTCAACAGTTGCTGGTGGCGGTTCATTACGAAGCGTCTCTCAGAACTTTCGTTGCGACCTAGAGATTCAAGTCTTATCTCACCCAATCCCTGCAGCCTCCGATGCTGCTGGTGATAACGCATCAACCACTGACCACACAGCAATGCGTTTCCACGTGTACAACGCATGGCCAACAGCAGTGGCATACTCTGACCTCAATGCAGGTGACAACGCACTATTCGTAGAACAGAAGTCTTTGGTTCACGAAGGGTTCGATGTTAACTGGGCTCCAAACCTAACCACAAACGCACCAGACTTCTAAAAGGAATATAAATGACGAAAACAATTAGTGCAGCGGTTAATCCCGCATTGGCAAACAACCTTATTCAACAGGCTATGGCTGAAACAAAGCCAGAACAGTCAGAAGTAAAAATCATTCCTCCTTCGGATAACGTAGTGACTCTCCCTGGCGGCTACATCAACGCCGCTGGGGAGGTCATTACTGAGGCAGAAGTGCGGGAATTAACTGGCGCTGATGAAGAAGCAATCGCAAAAGCGTCTGATGTAGGGCGTGCTCTATTAATCATTCTGCAAAGAGGAACAGTAAGAATTGGTGAAGAAAAAGCCACAGAAAAAATTCTTGACCAACTTCTTTCAGGAGACAGAGACACTCTTCTCCTTGCAATTTTCAAAGCAACATTTGGACATAGTACGGAAGTTCCTGTGTTTTTTGGAAATGAGTTAAAACAAGTAGAAGTAGACCTTGACAAAGAAATTAAATTTAAAGTTCTTGTAGATTCAATTAATGACCGTGTTTTTACCGTAAAAGGAAGAAAACATGAGTACACCGTGCAACTACCAACAGGAGTTGCGCAAAAAGAAATGATTTTAAATTCAGACAAAACTTCGGCTGAGTTAACAACGATTATGCTTGAGAATACCGTAATGCAAATTGACGGTTCTCCAGTATTGACAAAACAACAAGTGAGAAACCTAGGACTGGTGGACCGAAAAGCAATTGTTGATGAAATTAATTCACGCATTCCTGGTCCTCAATTCGACGACATTACTGTGGAAGACCCCGACACGGGAAAAGAGGTACTAGTTCCCGTTAATTTCGGGACCTTATTTCGATTCTAGTGTAACCCCTTACAGCACACTGCTTTCAGAGTGGACAGTGCTTACAGGAGAGTACAGAGGATGGACATTAACGGAGATAAAGGGCTTATCTCCTAGAGAACGTAAGAACTGGATAGAGATAGCCAGTCATTTGAGTAGAAAGGATTGATAAATGGCAAACAAAATGCTGTCAAATATTCAATCCTTGACTAGTGGCGTTTCAACACTGACCCAAAAAGTAAATGAACTCTACGCTGCCGTTGAAAAAGTATCTGGAGTTACCGAAGGGGTTGTTGGTGGCGTTCAGGGAATGCTCAAAACTAATGGCGGTGGAGCGCACCTAGCCACCGCTACTACTCGACCAGGAACTGGAGCCGATGGTGCTCGTTTTGCTGCTGGTACAGGCGCAATGCCTACCTATCAAAACATGCAAAACAATATGGCTAAGTTCTCTACTCCACTTCCAGGAGCAGGGTTTGGTGGTGGTGGAAGTTCAGTAAGTACATCGATGTTGGCGGTTGCTGGAGGAATGTCTCCAGGAAGAGTTGGAGCAGCGAACATCCTCGGTGGTCTTGGTCAGATTGGTTTTGGTCTTGCTGCTGGTGCTTATGCTGCGACTCCACCACTTGACTTAACTCTTAGTCGTTCTCTTGGGTATTACCAGGCAGGACTTACTATGCCTGGAATTAGTCGTTCAAGTTTGCAACGTGCAACGTTTAGTGCATTGGGAGGCGGACTTTCTAGCGTTGGTTCTGACGCACTAGTGTCTGCAATCCTGGCTGGACGAGGAGTTGGCGGAGGTGCTGGTAGCGCTGACTACCTAAAACTTACTAGTGAAGTCGGTAACGCTTACAAATACTTAGGAATGGAGAATGCTCCTGCAGCACAAGCATTAGCAGGACTTCGTTCTGGTCCAATGGCTGCAAACCTGTATCAGTACGGAATTACTACATACGATTCACAAGGCCGTATGCGTGGAACAGGCGACATTGCCCGTCAATTAATGGAAAGAGTTACTGCTGGACGTGGGTTCAGTAATGTTGAATCTTTAAATCAATCTTTCTATAGAGGATTTTTAGGTGCCAACCTAAGAACTATGGGATTTGATGAAGCGCAACAGACGATGCTTCTCCAATCAATGCGTGACATCACAATGGGTGGAACAGGTGACTTGTCTACTTCTAAACCATTAGGTGATAACCAAAACACAATGCTCACATCTCAAGGACGCTTAAATGCATCACAGACAGAGTTAATGCTTAGAGGCGAATCCTCAATGTTAAAAGGATTTGAAAACGCTGCTGACACAGTTGAGACTTTTAATAGAGCATTACTGGAAGTGATTGAGCCACTTGGATACCTAAAAGGACTTATTTCAGGTGTTGCGGGAACGAACGCTGGACAAGGGCTTGCAACTGCTGCACCAAGCGTATTTGGTGGAATAAAGAAGACAATTATTGGTGGATTACTCATGGCTGGTGGCGCGGGACTTGCTGCCACTGGATTTGGTGCAATTCCTGGTGCTGCACTTGCTGGTGCAGGTCTTGGAGTAGCACTTGGTAGTGGTAGTCCAGGCTATGGTGCTGGATTTAACGCGTCTACAACCACAAAACAAAAGAGTGGCTCTCTAGTAACTGCAGGATTTGGAGCAAAAAGTAATACTGGAATTTGGGCTTCTACCAATGGTGTTCATAAGGGCATGGACTACGAAATGCCTATTGGCTCTCCCGTGGTGGCGGCACTTAGCGGTGTTGTATCCAGTGTAAATCCAGGAACTGATTATGGAACAGGCGTTGTTGTAGACCACGCAAATGGTTTACAGACAGTATATGGGCACTTAAGTCAAAAGAACGTTAACGTAGGTGACTACGTATCTACAGGACAAAGGCTTGGCCGTTCTGGTGCAAGTGGAAACGTAACTGGTCCACACCTACACTTTGAAGTACGAAAAGGAAACAACAATCCAGTAGACCCATCTCTTATTTCTAATGCTGGAGGAATCGACCCAACTTCTTTATACAAATCACAAAAGAGTTCTTCCTACTTAACAACAT